ATGATTGTTTAATACAAGCTAATTCATGTAAAAGTAAATTAAGAAGATTTCTTAATTGATAAAAATATGAAAAAGTAGAACTATTAATTGCTTCATAATACTCTGTCAAAAGTTGTCTAGCCGCGGTTGATTGCAACCTTTCCGCAAAATCGATTTCATCAAAACAGATATATGTTGGAGGTGTATCTTTGCCTATCTTATCAAGAGTTATTGGAATAACTCCATCATTATTATATACTGGCAGTATTGACACATAATCATCATCATCTAAAGAATCATCACCTTCCTCGGCGTAGTCGACTGGCATGATTGTTATAATACCGTCTTCAATGATATCAACCTGCTCCACAGCGATATCTTTATTCTTATTCGGAAAAACAATTTTAGATAACTCTTCCCAAATTCGGAAATGCGCTTGCTCTAAATCTTTATCCAGATACGGACTAACAAAGATTTTTCTTAATAAACCATTTTCTATTGAATCTTTAACCGAATACACAGTCGCCTCAGCCAAAGAAATCGTATCACGAACAGAGCTTAAAGGAATATAATAAACCTTAGTAAGAACATCATTATATTTAGTTGGTAAAATACCATTTAATCTATCCGAATAGTTCCTTGCATCAGGATTACTAAATGCCGAGCCACCAAATGAATAGTCTGCATAAATCTCTTGAGTATTAGCTTGAGTATATTTTTCAACATTATTAATAGTCATAATTTAATCAAAACATTCTTCTAGAAATTTTAGAACTTGAATTTCTTGTAAAACCATTCCTACCAGTTAAAGCTTGCACTCTTCCCGTAATTGCATTATTAGAAGGAACAATTTCGCTATCATTACTAGTACTGCTTTTTGTTATAAAAAATTCATTAGAGAATGATTCTGTTTTTGTTGCATAACTAAATCTATTTAGTTCACCGTAATTTTGGGTAATAGCTAATAACGCCAAAATCAATGCATCGTGTGCGTGATCGACCGCAGAGCCGCCTGCTTCAAAAACTGGTCTACCGGTATTAGTTGTTTTTACAACAATATAGGAAATCAATTGCAAGTATATCTCTTCATCTAAAGCTGAAAAAAGAATACTTTGCCTTTCTAGAAACTGACGCAGGTTATCAACCATAAATGGTTTAATTTCTTTTTTAATCATAAGTTTAGTATAAGGATCTCTAACTTCGACACTTTCACTAAAGCTAATTCCTTTGATTCTATCTCTCATTTTTGAACTGGGATTTTCCACACCATATTTCATTAAAAGCTCTACTTGAACTTCACCATAACCTCTGTCAACATAGATGTGTTTAGGTTCAAATATTTTATTTAATTCAATGATTCGATCTACAGCTCTAGTCAGAGTATATTCTGATTTAGGAATTTCCTCACGATAAGCTAATCTAACTTTACCAGCAAATTTTTGATCTTCATAATCTTCAGAACAAACCTCAAGAATAACAATATTTGTGCCTGCACCATATTTATCCCAATCTACACCAATAATATGGAAAGATCTTGCAGAAGTCCTACCCAGTTCATATTCCCAACCTGGCGAAACAAAAGCTAAATCAACATACTTCCTAGGATAGACGCCTTCAGAGTCTTCACCCCAATCAGCTTCAATTTCATGCCTATACGCGCTAGGCGCATACTGTTCACGGAATTCTTCTTCTTGTTCTTTAGTGAAATATGGCGAACAGTAGCTTGGGAACCAGAATTCTTTATATCTGGATGACATAGACCATTCCCAAAATCTTTCTCTACGTCCAGTTGGTGTAGATGCACCAATCATCAGTTTATCTGGCTGGTCTTCTGCCGTTTTCTGCAGCATCGCGTACAGTGCATCAAGATCATCGCTGCCCATATAATCCATCTCATCAAGAATAATTACATGCGCTTCTTGACCACGAGCAACATCGCTGCGACCACCGGATTTCATACCAGAAGTGAAGAATCTTATTGTGCTTCCGTTAGTAAACTGAATAAAAAATTGTGGACTCGTTATTTTTCTAGCGATTGAGTTAGTAACTACTTCACTTTTGCTAGCTAATCTTAAAACTTCTTGATAGATTAGTTCAACATGGCTTTTCATAGGTGCAACAACTAGACATCTACCATCTTTATTTGTATAAGAATAGTGAAGAAGCTGGACAGCCATTGTCCATGTTTTGCCTAAGCGCCTACCGGCTCTTAAGACTTTACGTAGAGATGGATCGCGTAATATAAGAATTTGATAAACTCTTGGATCTGCCCCAAGAAAATGTTTAGCCCAAACTACAGGATCTTTAGCAATATGTATTTGCCTTTGATGCTCGGCACTGACTCCCATTAATAGCAGATCATTATCCATTTCAAATGGTTCGTCAATCAATAAAGCTAATTCACTATTAGTGATAGGTCTAGAGGTTACCGGCGTCCCATCTTTCCAGTTTAAGTGGCTTAATTTATTTTCAAAAACCCATTCAATTCTATTAACCTGTTTTACTAATTCAGGATTTTGGGCACGCAAAATTTCAATCAGATCTTCCCTTGAAAGATCTGCTAAAGCTTTTCTAAAGTCTTGTGTTTTTTTTAGAATACTCATAAATTTAATTATACCATACTTGTAACATATTAACCGTAATAAGATGCCATCATAGATGCCTCATTACCTAAAAGGCTTCTCATATTTAATCTAGAATTTTGAATAGCCATAACACCTCTAGATCTTGATGTAGCTGCTGCCTCAGTGTCTTTATAACCCATACCAAACATTGGTTTAGCTATTGTTCCTTGTAGTGATTTACCAGCGTCGCGTGCAAGATTTATACCACTTTTAACTACTTCTCCAGCCATTTTACCTAAATCATAAACTAAAGATGCGGTCATAAGAAGATTGACACCAGGTAGAGCCATGCCAGCATATTTAGCACCCATTGCTAATCCTCTTTTTGCCATACTTTCAGATGCCATATGCTCAACTGCCTTACCAGCACCCTTTAAAGCCATACCTTCTAAACCAGTTACATCTGCAAATCCCATCGCGCCACTAACATATCCAGCCATGTATCTGGTAGCCTCACCTGACATGCTGGAGGCTAACATGTTTCTACGAACACCTACAGTTCCAGCGCCTTCTCCGGTAACCATTGCAGATTTTGCTAAAGAAAAACCAGGTGTTCCTACTCGACTATATACTGGAACTTGAGCATCTTTTGGAATAAACTGTCCTGCTTTATAAATTTTACTAACCATATTCTCGCCAGATCCAGTATATAGTTTCATTTCTTTTACACCTTTTGCTACCCTACCTCTACCATTGGAGTAAACGATATCTGAGCGAACACCACCAGCAGGTACATATCCCCTTGTTCTTACACCTTTGATAAAAGTAGGATTATTTATAGTAGCTAAGCTTTGTATATTTTTATCTAAAGTCTGAAGTTTGCGCATAGCTCTTTTATTTCCAGCTAAAGCTTTTCTTTCTAAAACATCAGCTTTCCTACCAGCTGTAACAAATGACAAAAGGCCAGGACCAAAACTTGTAGCACCTGGAGACAATGCTTCGCCAGTTATTTTTTCAGAAAGTTGTGAACCAAATCTAGTTTTGTTTAAAAATGAACTTGCACTAAAGGGAGAATATTTATTTGCAGAAGGATCACTCAAAGCTGAAAGACTGCTAAACCTTGAAAGGTTACGTGGCATTAGTGCCGTATTTCTCATCGCTGGTCGCAAAAATGGGGCAGATTTACCAGAGGCTTGTAATCTTGTGGCTCTTCTAGCCAACATCCTTTTTTGCGTTATTCTTTGACCAAAATAGTCTTTTTTAAATCTATATTTAGCGTTATCTGCGTAACCGCCTTTTAAGATAGTATTAGAACCTCTATTGACGCTAAAGAAAAAAGCTGCACTAGCAGATGGTGCTTGCTCCAGCATTCTAAATGCTAAAGGACTTTGAACTCCAGCTGTTTCTAAAGAGGCCATTCCTATACCTGCAGCTGTAGAAGGTGATTCATAGCCGCCTATTTCACCTGTAAATGGATTAAGTGCCATTAATAACCTCTTCTAGAATTATGCATTCCAAGAACAATATCTCCAACAGCATTAGTGTTATTCATCG